TGGATCTACTACGAGTATTGCACATTGGCTTGAAGAGGATGACTTCCGTAAGAATGGTGGAGTTATGAATCACGAGACAGTCGAAACAATGGGTAAGCGTAAGAAACCTTTTACTTGCGATTATACTGGTTTTGGATGGGTAATGATTAAGAATGGCGTATTTGAGAAACTTGAATACCCTTGGTTTGCTCCTAAGATGCAAGTCTTTGAGTCTGGTGACGTACAAGACATGTGTGGTGAGGATGTCTCATTCTGTTTAGATGCCCAAGATTCGGGATATGAGATATGGGCGGATCCTCGTATACGTGTAGGTCACGAAAAAACTCGTGTTATTTAAAATGTCGGTTAATACTCAACTAAAAACAGATGAGTTATGGGATCTCGCATCTGAGATCCTCACCGAACTCTCTCGTAGAGATGGAGTTTCATATAGAATACGTGCAACAAAGGACTCCGTTAATAAGAAACTTTGTTCTCTTGATCTACTTGATTGATATGATTACTTATTTTGTTATCTTTTTAATACTATGCATAACGTGTAGTGTTTTTTATTTAAATCTTTATAACCCACACTAGGAGGTATTGAATGGCTGGAACATGGAGTAGTAATAACGAGACCATTGAGGCAAAACCGAAAAAAACTCGTCAAGGAAACGGCAAACATACCAAATATGCCGCGTCGTCTCGTAACAAAAAACCCAAAAAGAGTCGAGGACAAGGCAAATAATACATATAGTGTCTAAATAGTGCAAAACGTGCTTTTAGACACTTTTTTATTGCCTTTTTACCAACACGAGGGGATTATGGAATCAAAAATGCTACGCGAGATTACTAATGATACCTTAACTCCTAAGAAAAAGGATAAAATTGAAGCATCACAAGATTTTTATGAGCGTTTGGGTGATCCAGACGATGGTTTTGACTATGATATGGAAAGTTATGAGGTAATTACTGAATATCGATAATAAAGTGTAATAAATAACTAATAATCTTTACATATTTCAATGCCAGCACAAAGAGTTAGTAAGGCTTTTAAAGATATTAGCATGTCATTTAAGTATAATCCTATAAGTGGCGACTTAATCGGATTGAAAAATGAGAATGCTATTGCTCGTGCTGTCAGAAACATTGTTTTAACCTCAAGGGGTGAAAAAATATTTGATCCTAACTTTGGTTCAAATGTAAATGATATATTATTTGAAAATATTGACGAAATCTCTGCAACATCTATTCAAGATGAGATTGAAAACTCACTAAAGAATTATGAACCCAGAGTTGAAATAGAAAATGTATATGTGGATCCAAATTACGATTTAAATCAATTTGATGTAACAATTACCTATAAAATTGTAGGAATTGATGTTCCACCATCACAAATAGAATTTGCATTGCTTCCAACACGATAAATGGCTCTATTAAATTTTACTAGTCTGGATTTTGACCAGATTAAAGCAACATTACGGGATTATCTTCAATCTAATTCGAATTTTACGGATTATGACTTTGAAGGGTCTAATTTGTCGTCAATTTTAGATGTTTTAGCATATAATACGTATATTACATCATATAATGCCAATATGATCTCTAATGAGGTCTTTATTGACAGTGCAACACTCAGAGAGAACGTTGTAGCACTAGCAAGAAACATAGGATATGTACCAAGATCAAGAAAAGCATCAAGAGCATCACTTAATTTTAGTGTAGAACCAGGAATTACACCTCCACCAACGACAATTACTCTTAAAAAGGGTCCTGTAGCAAGTACAAGTGCATTTGGTGGTGCATCTTATACATTTGGCATTACAAAAGAGATTAGTAAACCTGTTATTGATGGAACTGCCTATTTTTATGATACAGATGTCTATGAAGGAACTGTTGTAGACCAATCTTTCCCATATTCAACAAATAATAAGAATCAAAGGTTTATTTTATCAAATGCAGGTATAGATCTTGATACTTTACAGATTCAGGTAAGACCAACGGCAACTTCTTCCTTATTATCAGCATATACTCGTCAAGATAGTCTATTTGATGCTACAACAAGCAATACTATCACTGGAGATTCACTTATTTACTATATTCAAGAGATTGAAGACGAACAATATGAAGTTATCTTTGGAGATGGTATATTTGGTAAGGCCTTAGTGGATGGAAATGTTGTAGAAGCATCCTATATTATAAGTAATGGTTCTGATGCAAATGGGATCAGTAATTTAGCATTCGCAGGTAAATGTACCTATAACAGAAATGCAACAGAGTACACAGTTACTAGTGGTATCTCTCTATTGACAGCCGATACGCCCTCCAGTGGCGGTCAGAGCATCGAAAGCGTAGATTCCGTGAAAAAGTACGCACCGCAGATATATGGAACACAAAACCGTGCATTGACTTCAAATGACTATGAAATTCTAATTCCAAACAAAATTTACCCCGAAACAGAGTCAATTTCTGTCTTTGGTGGTGAAGAATTAGTACCTCCTCAATATGGAAAAGTCTTCATTAGCATAAAACCAAGAACTGGTGATTATGTACCTAATGCAATTAAGCAAAACATCAAAAGAGACCTTAAAAAGTATGCTGTTGCAGGTATTGTACCTGAAATTTTAGACCTTAAATACCTATTTTTGGAGACAAACAGCAATGTTTACTACAATTCTAGTTTAGCTCCTAATGCATCCTATGTTTCTTCGGTTATTTTGAACAATATTAACAAATATGCCGAATCTGCAGAGATGAATAGGTATGGTGCAAGGTTTAAATATAGTAAATTCCTTAAAATTATCGATCAAAGTCACGAATCTTGTACTTCTAACATCACTACAATTGAGATAAGACGCGATTTACGACTTGCAATTGACCAATTTGCAGAATATGCTATTGATTTTGGTAATGAAATTCATATTTCTGATATGACTGGATATAATATTAGGTCTAGTGCTTTTAGGGTACTTGATATTGTTCCTGATGTTTATCTCTTTGATATTCCAAATAGCAATAAGAAAACGGGAACTCTTAATTTATTCTCATTAGACTCAGATGAGTCAACAACACCAACTGTTGAAAGATCAAATATTGGTATAATAGACTACCAAAAAGGTCGTATTACCTTAAATCCGATCAATGTAACTGGTGGAAAATTAAAAGATAACATAGATATTATGGAAATTTCTGCCGTACCAGAATCTAATGACGTTATCGGATTACAGGATCTTTATTTGCAACTAGATAGTAGTAATGTAGAGATGGTTGTTGATGAAATTGCCTCTGGTGCTGACCCATCAGGATCAACCTATACAGTAACTCCTAGTTATAACTCAAGAAAGATTGTAAGATAACACATGGCTTCCAAAAGAGTTCAAATTAATAAGGTCGTAAAGGACCAACTTCCTGATTATGTTAGGGAGGAAAATCCTTTAGTCGGTGAATTTTTAAGTGCATATTATCAGGGACAGGAGTATCAAGGTGGTCCGATTGACATAATTAGCAATCTAGATGAGTATATACAACTAAACAAATCAAGTAATATTGTTGGATTTACTACATTAATGAATCCAGTTGAGATGTTTGACACTGAAATTAGTGTTAAAAGTACTGAAGGATTCCCCGATAGTTATGGTTTATTGAAGATTAATGATGAAATTATCACATATACAGGTATAGGAACAACTGCGTTTAAGGGTTGTATTCGTGGATTTAGTGGAATTACATCATTTACTAACCCAGATGAACCAGAAGAATTTGTATTTTCTACATCTAAAGCAAAAGCTCATGGTGTAGGTATTGGAACATCAAGTGGACAAGTCGAAAATTTAAGTGCATTATTCTTAAATAAGTTTTTAAGTAAGACAAAACAGCAATTTTTACCAGGTTTTCAGGCAGATTTACACCCAGATTTAAATCAAGCACAATTTATTCGTCATTCAAAGGATTTTTACAACTCTAGAGGAACAGATGAGTCCTTTAAAATCCTCTTTAGGTCACTTTATGACGAAAATGTTGATATTGTTAGACCAGCAGACTATGTAATTTCTCCTTCAAATGCAAATTATAGGAAAACTCGTGACCTTATTGTAGAACCAATTCAGGGTGATCCAGAAGAATTAGTCAATATGACTCTCTTCCAGGATCAATTTGAGAATTTAGATAAAGCATATGGTCCCGTATCTGCTGTAGAACGCATTAGAGTGGGTCTTTTAACGGATACCTACTTCAAGGTCAGTGTTGATGCATCGTTCGGCACAGGCGGTTCTACCGAGCTCTTATACGGTAACTTTAGAGTACATGCTAACTCTGCTGCAGTTGGTGATGCGGGGGTAGGACAGACATATATTGACGTTGATTCAACAATTGGATTCCCAGAAGAAGGTGCTCTTACATTTAAGTATAAGAACGGAACAACAGGAATTGCCACATATACTAATACAAATATTACTCAGTTCTTAGGTGTTACTGGTATTACGACAACTATTGGAGATAAATCTTTAGTTAAGCAGAATAGTTATGTATATGGTTTAGGTAAAGCAGAAGCAAATGCAGGAGTTACTACAGATGGTATAAGGTGTAGAATTACAGGTGTATTGAATGGATTAGAGATACCAGATACTTATTATCAGCAGAAAGGATCGAAAATTAAGTTAAAATCATTAGGTAAGGTTGCACACGTAGATGATTTTAAATCGAATAATTGGATTTATAATGTTCAACCAAGATATGATATTGATACAATCACTGTACAAGATGCATCAAACAACACTTATGAGATAACAACTAAGGATTTTCATAGAATTAGAATCAATGATGTCGTAACGTTACAGACAAAGGATAGTTCTTTAAGTGGTACTTATACTGTAACTGATGTAACTGGAAATAAAGTTATTAGAGCAAGAGGAGCTGCTATAAGCAGTCTTGCTGCAGTAGTTAGTGTAACAAAGAAACTTACTAAACCAAATTCTTCTGGTACTGATGGAACTGCAACAGGTCATCAACATCTGAATGATTT